GATTCTTTGAAGGCAATTGGGCAGGTGCTTATGTAGATCAAAATACCGCTTTAGGTATTCCGGCAATCTATCGCGGTATAACTTTAATTAGTGATGCGATTGGTGCGCTTCCTCTTTGTGCATATCGTAATAAGCGCGAAGTATTACCAACACCACAAATTTTAATGCGCCCAGTGCCAACTGAAACTCGGATGGAAACAATTAGCGCAATGGCGGCGGCTTTAATTATTCATGGTAATTATGTTGCAGTATTGGGTGAACCAGGTGCTAATGGATTACCTGATTCAATTTATCCAGTATCACCTGATCGCGTACAAGTAAGTACCGACAAAGGCAGAATCATTTACAAAATTGATGAGCGTACTTACGATCAATCAGAGATTATGCACATTAAGAATTTTACACTGCCAGGTGATTTAGTTGGTAAAGGTATATTGGCAGTTGCAAAACAAGCATTGGGTAAAGAGATTGCAATCAATGAATACGCATCAAGATATTTTGATGGTGGTGTAAATCCAACGGCAGTTATCAAATCTGCAAACCCTGATCTTTCACAAGAAGAAGCGGATGCACTAAAAAGCGCGTGGATGGCAATGTACTCATCACGCAATAGATCACCGGTAGTTATGAACTCATCAACTGATTTTGAAGTATTAAGTTCTAATGCGGCTGAATCACAATTAGTAGAAGCACAAACAGCCGGACTAACAGAGGCGGCAAACATTTTAGGTTTACCGCCCTATTTCTTAGGATCACCTAATTCAAGCCGCACTTATTCAAATGTCGTAGAAGAAAATTTACAATTGATTAAGTGGTCAATCCAGCCAATAGCCGAGAGAATAGAAGCGGCATTTTCTGATCTACTTGTCCGTGGTCAAACAGCCGGCTTTAAATATGATTCATTATTAAAAACAGATACAGCAAGTAGATATAACGCTTATGCAACTGCCTTGTCTAATGGCTTCTTATCTGTTGATGAAGTTAGAAATTATGAAAATCTTGATCCTATGGATTATGAAGAAGGGGATGAAGTAGAAGGCGTGGATGATTCATTACAAAGTGATGTAGTAGATACAGTAGAGGATGAAAACTATGTCTGAAGAAAAAATGGAAAATAGAAATTACTCAGTAAATTTAGAGTTACGCGCCAATGGAGATGGCCGCACTATTTTTGGTATTGCCGTGCCTTACAATAAAGAACAGCGAATCACCAGCACAATGATTGAAGTATTTAGAAAAGGCGTGTTTGCAGAAGTCATCAAAGCACCGCACCGGGTCAAACTACTTAGGGGTCATGGTGAAAACAATGTACTAGGCCGTGCCACATTACTTAGGGAAACTGATGAAGGCCTATATGCTGAATTTAAAATTTCAAAAACGCGTGAAGGTGATGAAGCGTTGGAATTAGTCAAAGATGGCGCATTAGATCAACTATCAGTTGGGTTTATGCCAATTAAGAATAAAAAACGGCCTGATGGGGTTATGGAAAGAATCAAAGCACATTTGGCTGAAGTATCACTTGTAACCTTTGGTGCTTATGGTGAACTAGCAAGCATTACAGGTATGCGTGATGGCCAACCACAAATGACACCTAGACTAGATGAAGCAAGGAAGATATTAGATGCCATACAGCGTAGTAAGTAACCACCCTGAGTGTGAAGGATATGCAGTTGTAAAAACTGATACTAATGAACTAATTGGTTGCCACAAAACGCAATCTCAAGCAGAAGATCAAATGACCGCTATTAACATTTCAGAGTATGGTGAGAATCGTGCCGAAGGTTATGCACCTACTGATGCAATGAAGACAGAAGCACAAAGAGGATTAGATTGGCGTAGTGAATTTGGTCGCGGTGGTACAGAGATAGGAATTGCCAGGGCTAGAGATATTGTCAATGGTAAAAATTTACCTTTGGAAACTGTTAATCGTATGGTGTCATTTTTTGCTAGGCATGAAGTAGATAAAAAGGCAGAAGGCTTTAGCCCAGGCGAAGATGGCTATCCTTCTAATGGTCGCATTGCCTGGGCTTTATGGGGTGGAGATGCCGGCAAATCATGGTCAGAAAAGATTGCTAACCAAAATCGTACTGAAGAAAAAACAAGATTTAACACTGCCCTACAAATACTAAAAGATTTAAAAAAAGAGATATAATTTTGTCAAGTCGTAGAACACCTAACCCTGGTATCCAGCGCGTTACACCTTCTCACTAAAACAACTAACTAACAGGAGAACCATGTCTAATACTTTTTTAACTTCTCTCCGTGAGAAGCGCGAATCAAAGACATCTCTAATTCAGGCAACTTTAGATCGTGCCGCAGAAGAAGCACGCGATCTATCCGAAGTTGAGTTGGCTAATGTAGAAGCCCTTAACCTAGAGATTAAAAAGTTGGATGAGCGAATTGAGCAGATGTCCGATATTGAAATCCGTAATCAAAAAGCCGCAGATTTAGCCGCTAAGGTTGATGCGAATATTGAGCCAAAGAAAGAAGCACGCGCCGGTGGCTTTATAGTTACTAGTGAAGCACTTACTTACTCAGAGAGATCAAACAATGATTTCTTAACTGATGCACTAAAAGCACAATTTAAAACAGATGGTGAAGCCAGTGCGCGTATTGCACGCCACCAACAGGAAATGGCAATTGAGAAGCGTGCAGTTGGTACATCCAATTTTGCAGGCCTTGTCGTGCCACAATACCTTGTTGATCTATACGCACCATTAGCACGCGCCGGCCGCCCATTTGCGGATGCCGCACGCAAGCACCAATTACCCACCCAGGGCATGTCGGTTGTCATTAGCCGTATAAATACTGGCACAGTAACAGCGTATCAAACATCACAGAACACAGCCGCAGTATCACAAGATATTGAAGATAGCACCCTAACTGTAAATGTAAATACAATTGCAGGCCAACAATCAGTATCTAAGCAAGCATTACTACGCGGATACAACATTGAGGGAATTGTTTTAGGTGATTTGATTCGTGATTATCACACCAAGTTGGATAACTCACTAATCAACGGATCAGGCTCAAACGGACAACCATTAGGTCTAGTAAATATGACCACTGGAGTTCTAGTAACTTACACCGCTACAACCGGCACAGTTGCAGGTCTATATCCAAAGATTGCTGATGCGATTCAACAAATCCAAAGCAATATCTATGTAAATCCAAATGCAGTAATCATGCACCCACGCCGACTAGGATTCCTATTGGCCGGTGTTGATAGTTCAAACCGTCCATTGATTGTGCCACAGGCATACAATCCAATGAACGCAATGGGTACAGGTAACGGCACACCTACTTACGGTAACTCAGGTTACTCAATTCTAGGATTGCCAATTATTGTGGATGCTAACATTGCAACCAATAAGGGTACAAGCACAAATCAAGACACAATCTTTGTGGTTGATTTGAATGAAACCCATCTATGGGAAGAAGCCGCCGCACCAACTTATGTTACATTTGAAGAACCAAATGGCAAGGTTGCGATCAATATCGTTCTATTCGGTATGTCAGCATTTACCGCAGAGCGTTATCCAAAGGCTGTTGCACAAATTAACGGTACAGGTTTAGCAACACCAAGTTTCTAAACCAATAAGTTTCCAGGCCGCTACCCTTCCAGTGGCCTGGATTCTAACTATGATCGGTATTTAATGAATGGAGTTTGTCTAATGTCCCAGGGCAGTACAGGATTTGGATACCGATCATGGCTATAACAAATGGATATGCAACATTAACTCAAATCAAGGCGTACATGTCTATATCAGATAATACTGATAATGACTTGCTTGAAGATTTGGTTGAATCAGCATCACGCTCAATTGATCGGATTGCTAACAGAAGATTTTATTTAGATGCAACAGCATCAGCAAGGCTTTATCGCGCCTATTCAGATATATTTGTTTATGTAGATGACATTGGTACTACATCAAGTTTGGTTGTACAAACCGATTCAAACGGCAATGGTACATACGCAAAAACTTTAACTTTAAATCAAGATTATATTCTAGACCCATTAACATCACCATCTTTAGGCCGGCCATATACTCAATTAACAATGGTATCTAATACTGAAACCTGGCCAATATTTCCAGGGCTAACACAAAATGGATTGCGCCCAGGTGTGCAAGTAACTGCAAAATGGGGTTGGCCGTCAGTGCCGGATGATATAAATATGGCGTGTTTGATTCTTACCGCCGATCTATACAAGCGTAAAGATGCGCCGGGCGGAATATTAGGACTAGGTGATTTGGGCGTTGTAAGAATGTCCCCAATTGGTAGAGATGTAACTGCAATGGTCAGGGCATACAAAAAAGAAGTTATTGCATGAACCCAAGTACAGTTAGAGATAATCTAAAAACTGCACTGCAAACAATTAGCGGTATGCGTGTATTTGATTATGTGCCTGATTCTACAAACATACCAACAAACAATGCGTTTGCAATAGTTGGCCAATTATCTATGAATTATGATTACACATTAAACCGGGGCTTTGATTCAGCATCATGTCAGATCATTGTTGTAGTTGGTAGAATGAGTGAAAGAAATGGGCAGGAAAGATTGGATGGGCTACTTGCTTCATCCGGTTCAACTTCAATTAAAGCCGCCGTTGAAGTTGATAAAACTT